AAGGCGACGGTTCACCTCCGTTTCAATCCGAGCGGTTATCGACTCCTCGTTGAAAGGGTCGTACTCCGGAACCTCCTCGCGGTCCGTTAGCGCGTCCTTGCCTCGAAGAAGCGCCTCGCGCTCGCGGAGGAAGTCGCGTCGCTGTTCGGCTACCTGTTGAGTCTTTTGTGTGTAGTCCTTCCGCATCTCACGCATAAGGCGCGCGATGTCTGGAGGAACGCGACGGACGGCGTCGTCCCAGGACAGCGACTTCGAGACGGATTCCTCTCCAGGCGCTTCCTCGACCAGCTCGACCGCGTCTCCGGTCTCCTCCGTCGCTTCGACGTCCGCCTGGTCCGGTGCGACGGCGTCCGCCTCCGTCGCTGCGGCTTCGGTGCCTTGAATGGTCTGGACTTCCGCGAGGACGGTTTCCGCGACGGACATGTGACTCTGATTCGGGGTGTTCATTCTCTGAATCCCTCCTCTTGTTTCAGGTGATTAGCTTTACCGGCTGTCCATTCCGGCGGTACCAGGACGGACGGAAGCCCGGTCCCTGGACGAACTGAACCGGACGACCGAACAGGCGGACTCCCAGCTCGAGGACGGAGACGTCCGAGATTCGCGAGACGATGAAGGTTCGCCAGCCCGGAAGACCTCCGGTCGCGGTCGCGGACTGAGGGTCGACGTATAAATGGAGATACTTCGTCCCATTCTTGCCGATCCATACGGCGTGAGGGTTTCCGACTCGGAGTCCTCGCGCGCCTGGAGTCCCTGGAGCTTGCCACTTGTCGACATAGAAGAAGGAGACCGGCTGTCGACGGTCTATCGCTTCCAGGAGGTTGCCTTCCGCGCCTCCGGCATAGCTTCGATAGTACGCCTGTCCGCGCGTCTTCGGAATAACCGTCTTCGGTTTACCCTTGAATCCGAACGTCTGGAGAAGACGCTGTCGCAGCGACAGGAATCCCATTTAGCGACCCATTCTCGAAGCGAAGTCGAAGGACTCCTCCTCCTCGACCTCGAGACCCTCCGGAGAGGCGCGGACTTCGAGATCGACTTCCGCGATAGGCTGGTCCAGGAACTCCTCGAAGCCTCCGTCCTTCGAGAGTCGGAGAAGATGCGCCGCGATAGCCGTCAACTCATTGTCTCCGCGAATCTCCTCGAGGGAGACCGGAAGCGGCTGTCCGTAGTCCTCCGCAGCGGTCGCGATCATCATCAGGAAGCGAGACAGGTCGCTGTCGAGGCGCGCCTGTGGTTCGTTGTACTCCTCCGCCTCGACCTGGATACCCATCACGCGAGCGACCGCTTCGACGGCCTTCGCGAGCTGGTTCAGACTCTTGACGTTGTACGGACTATCCGGAGGCGGAATCAGGTCGGAAACCTCCTCTCCGATCATCTCGTCTTGACGGTCCGCGAGCTCCGCGAGCTCGCGAGGCATGTCGGAAGGGGATTCGTAGTTAACCGGCATTCGGGGTGTCCTCAGTAGGGAAAGGGAGCGGTTCTTCCGCAACCGGCGCGACCGGCTCCGGAGCTGCGGAGACCAGGAACGACTCCGGAAGTGCATACGCGCGGACAATCTCCGCGAGGACTTCCGCCGGAGGCGTTCCAAGCTGAACCAGGAGCGGCGCGAGGCGCTCGAGGGAGTTCTGTTTCGCCAGCTCGGACATTGGAGTCGTTCCGGCGTCGACAGCCCAGTATGTAAAGTCTCCGGTCAAGTCGTCCGCGCTAAGGATGGTCGGACCGACTGGATTCGGAAGCGACAGCGCCTCCGCTTCGTCTCCGAGGACGACCGACAGCATGATATTATAGGTCTTCGCGATACTCTGAATCATTCCGTCGCGAGTCCGAGCCATGCGACCGATCTCGGAGGAGGTATAAGCCGCGAGGAGTTGCTGTTCCGTCGCGGTCGAGCGGGTAACCTCTCCGCGAGTGAACGGCGCGAGGAGTCCGGCGGCGTTGATATCCGCTTCGACAGTCGAGGCGTAAATGGAGATATCCGCCGGAATCGGAGCCTGTGGAACCGGCATCATGTTCCCATCGATAGGCGTTCCAGGCGGAAGGTCGACCTCGATAAACTCTCCGTCCAGACCTTGCGCGATCTTCGCGGCGCCGTCTTCGGAGAGGAAGCCGCTTCGGACCATCCACTGTCGAGCCATCCGGCGGACACCTTGAGCCTGATAGGTCCGCATGACGTTGAGCTCGCGGAACTGGTCGAGGCTCCGCGACAGGAGCGAATATCCTCGAAGCGGCGTATCGGGGTCGCGGCTGAAATAGATCGGCATGATGGGAACGACCGGACGACCGCTTGCGGACTTGTATGGAATGCCGGTCGTCTCGTGGACCAGCTCCGCGTCCGGCGCGGCCTGGTCCGACCCTGCTTCGTCTGTCAAGGCTCCGACTTGGACAGTCACTCCCTCGAACAGAAACTCCTGTCCCTCCTCGAAGTCTTCACTCCAGACTAAGAGCTTATCGGAGACCAGGTCGTATACTTCGACGACTTGAATCCATCGCTCGAAGTCCGGCGCGACGTTCGGATCTGAGAGTCCGAGCGCGGTCGGCTTTCCTCCGACCGTCGCGTCTTCGATCCACTTGCTATAGCGGCGCGGACGGAACCGCTCGACCGGCTTCGAGTAGCGGACGGACGCCTCCTCAAGCGTCATTAGGTAAGCATGTCCGACGTATCGCTGTTGTTCCCAGCTTCCGGCGGTCGCGTCGACCAGCACCTCCCATGGAGGGAGCGCGGAGCATGACACGCGCTTTAATGGGTCGACCGACTCGACCGGCGCGAGCTTGAGGAACGCGCAAGGGTAGATCAGCGCGAGGCGCGTCGCGTCCTCGATCTGTGTCCGGACGGAGAGGAGATACTGGTTCGCTGTCGCCTCCGCGACGTCTGGATTCCCTCGACCTCGGACGTCCTCCTGGACGAAGACGCTCGGATTCTTCGAGTACAGGCTTCCGAGATAGGATTCAACGACGGCGTACGCCTTCGGAACCTCCGTCCGGAGGACGCCGTCCATGGAAGGGAACGACTCCGGCTCCCAGAATCGAGTCATGTACAGGCGGCGCAGCTCGCGGAGCTGGTCGCGCTTACCCTCCCAGTACACACAGTGAGTCGTATAGAAGTCCGCGACCTGTTCCGGAGTGAGCATCGAAAGACCTTAGAAGGGGAGGGAGGAGGACCGGATTCGTCGCGCGCGCGCGGAGGAGATAAGGTCGTCTATTCTGGTTCGTCCGGATTGTAACGCCGTTGTTCTCCAGGACGAAGGGATATCGCGGAGGCATCGGTACGCGAGGGCGATAGCTATCGCGCAGTCATCATGAGCGCCTCGAGGCGCTTCCGGTGCAATCTTACCGGCTGGGATGGTCAAGGACCGGAGTTCCATCCATGTCACGCGGTCAAGGATTCGGATGATGGACAGCGCCTCGCGGAGCGTGTCGAACGCTTCGAGCTTGGACTGGAGGGTCGTCGTCCAGGGTTTCCCCTTCGGATTTCTCCACTGCTGACGATACCCGCAAGTGTTCAGCTCGAGGAGAAGCGCGTGTCCATGGTTGTTCGACTCCGCGAGGACTAACGCCCGATTGTATCGGCTCGCGACCTGGACAACTCGATGAGACCAGGCGGACGGAGACTTCGTATTCGACCGCTCGACATAGACCGGCTGACGTGTGGAGACGGAGACGACACACAGCGTCGAATAGTCTCCTCCGACTCCTCCTCCGACGTCGACTCCCATCACATACCGGTCCGACCTATGCGGAGCCTCCAGCTCGCGACCGACTTCGTCTCCATGGAGAGCATGTTCGACGACATGAATGTCCGCGAGGAGGGATTCTTCGAAGTAGCCTCCCTCACGATCCAGGAAGCAGTCGTCCAGGGTCGCGGGATACTCGCGCCGGAACTTCGACGCGCTCGCGAGGCGTCCGGCGGTTCGTCGCCTCCAGAACAGTTGACCCGGTGTCAGGTCGTACCGCTCGCGTTCCTGCTTCTCCGCTTCGGAGAGGGTCTCCAGGAAGTCCTCCGGAACCAGCTCCGGCTCGACAGCATAGGCCGGGTGTTCATGCCAATACATAGACAGGAGAGTCCATCCGTTCTCCGGAGCGCCTCCGACCAGGCGCGCGAAGTGATCCGCCGGATTCGAGGCGGTCGACTCCACGATAAGAAGTCCCTCTCCGACTGCGGCGTCCGCCTGTGCGATGGTCTCCGCGAGGTCCGGAGCATACGCCGCCTCCGAGATGAGGACAGCCGCAGGCTGGAAGCTTCGGAGTCCTGTCTGTGACCTCGAGGTGAACGCCTGGAGACTCGCGCCTGTGTCGTCGTATACGATGCGCGTCCGCGCCTGTGTCCGGAGCGGTCGCTGGAGTAGCTCCGGAGGGTCTCGTAGCCAGCGGCGCGAGTCGTCCAGGAGCGCCGTCGCGCTGTCCTCGCGCATGGATACAATCGCATGCATAGCGGCGTTCGGAGTTGTGTACGCGAGCCAGTGAAGCGCCATCTTCGCGCCGGTTGTCGCTGCGACCTGTCGAGCCTTGACGATAAGGATTCGGTTCGAACCAGCCGCGACGGCGTCGAAGATCTTCCGCTGCATCGGAAGCGGATCGAATGCGACCAGGCGCTTCGAGTCCTTGTCTTGGACCTTATGGAGACGTGCGAAGACGTCCAGGTCGGAGAGTAGCTCCGAGACCTCCGACGTAAGGCGGACCGGGACTCGACCAGGGACGAAGACGTCGCGCGTCATTTATTCAACCTCCAGCAGCTCGGCGGCTATAAATCTGCCGATTATCTCGGCGCAAGCTGGGATCACGGCATTGCCGAGCGCCTTCAATCGCTCCCGGTCGTGGGGTTGTCGAGCTCTGGTTCGGGGTGGCTCCCATGGGTGCTGTGGTCCCGGAGGGGCCGGCCATCGGTGAGGGCTGTCCAACCTGGCGGGAATCCCTGCAATGCCTCGACCCACCTCGGGTTGAGTCGGCCCCCGCTCCCCGGCTCCAGCGGCTCTGTAAGCTGGCCTCGTCGCTGGCCTGGCTTGCTTGATCCCTTGTGGTCGGTGGCCGATGGAGTCGGCCAGCTGCGCCTCACCTCGACTGCCAGTAGCCGACCGGCCCCATTCCCGTTGATCCCCTTCGCCTTCAGGCGAGCTCTGCGGGCGTCGAAAATTTCCGGAGATTGATCGAAGATCTGAGCCGATGGAGTCGGCCAGCCAGCAGACACAGAACCACCTCTCTCGACGGTGTGGTGAGCCGACCAGTGGATCGTCAGCTCTGAGCATTCCCCAGCGCGCATCATACCCGCACGCGGCCACTTCTGAGAGTACAGCTGGAAGCCCGAGATTAACGATATTTGGGACGTTCTCCATGACCCAGATCCGGGGGCGTATCTCGCGAACGATCCGCGCCATCTCGTAAAACAGGCCGGATCGATCACCCTCCAGACCGGTCTGCTTGCCTGCGACGGACAGATCCTGACAGGGGAACCCCCCGCAGAGAATGTCAACGGGATCGACGGATGATGCGGTGACGGTTCGGACATCGGTATACCTCTCAGCGTGGGGCCAGTGACGGCTCAGGATTCGGCGACAGAAGTCGCTCTGCTCGACCTGCCAGATTGTCTCAGCAGCCACGCCAGCAGACGCCAGGCCGCGCTCTATTCCGAGATCCAGCCCCCCGATGCCGC